AAAACACAATACACAATGAACAAACAAACACTAATAAGATACACAAACCTTGACACTGCCGGAAAACAAACGGCAGCTGCACTGGTCTCTAAGCACTACGCCGCCTTGCACACACGCATACACGACGGAGCCTTTAGGTGCAGGTACAACTTGACCGAAAACCAACTTGACACAGTTCAAGCCATGTTTTCACCTCGAGTTGTCATTGTCGACCCCGCTGTCCAATATTACAGCGATCACCCCATTGCGAAAAATCTTAATTATTTTGCATCGGTTGAAACAAGAGGCCATGCCAAGCGTGAACTCGCCGCAAAGCGAGTCACCATGAGCATTGGCACCGCGTCTGAATATCTCGACGACTATTCGCACAATTGTTTGTGCGATAACAACATACGCGATGCGGCACGCATCAACCGGCTCCAATCCACCACTGGCCGAAATAATCTATGCGTCGCCACCGCCCAAATCTGCAACTTTCGTGCCGACACTGCATATATGATCGACGCCATATATGACAATTCATTTGCAGACATCGCTGCCATTTTTGCATCCCACCGCTTACAACAGCTTATTTCTTATCATTATGTACCACCAGCCGCCATTCACCGCGAGCTTAATGACGTCGACCCCAACACCTGGTACCAGATCCGCATCGTCAAAGGGCCATCAAAAATATCCGAATATCCCATAGATAACTTGTACGACATATGCCCTTATGACGCCGATGAATACTTAGAGATGTCTTTCCACGACGGCAACTTTATTTACCGCCACCACGCGCCAACTTGGCATGGAATTGCAACCACTAGTTGCATTTACGGTCACGAGTTTAGCATCGTCATCGAAAACACACATTCTTACGGCATCTACCGAAAAGTCACCTTGCGACGCATTGAAAATCCGCAACTTCTCTCACCAATGATTCACCGCGCTCTACGCGGTGATCTCAGTGAAATCGGCTCCTTTACGCCGAACGCCGAGAGCTCACCCAGGCTCACAGAACCACTTTGCCGTATCCCATCTTATACCACGTGGCTTGCTCGCACTACTTTCACCACCAATACTGGCGACTTTGACCAAACCAATCGTCATCACCAATTGCGCTATTACATATCTGTCCCCGTTTCCATTGTTAACGCTGTCATCAACTATCTCATGTCCGTTAACGAAGCGCAATTTACCATTCAGAATACCGAGGGCTACGTCAAAACCAAACAATCCAGCATCACATTTGCTGGCGAACTTATCCAGAAACCCTGGACTACGACTCCACACCAACAACTCGAATTCTGTCGTAATATATATATCTATTGCGCCGCGCAACGTTTCATTAATACGCGCATGGTTTCCACCGCCTTTGCTCGCCTTAAGAAAGAACAAATTGCACCGAAATGGACCCGTTTCATGGACAGCATCACCGACATTTTCGGGCTCGACAGCCATATGACCAGCCAAAGCTTCGGTCGCATGATCGACGCCCCTATTCTTTACGATTTCGACCGCCATTATGTCCCTTACCGTTTCCATCGTCGAACACTCACATTTGCTACCATTGTTAGCAATGCCGCTTACGTCCCGCAATTTGTCGCCCCATCCAAATCTCTTAACCCAGATTGGTTCCGCGGGCTCGACAACTATAACACCGCCACCGTTGTGCCACCCGCACCCGATTTTGGACGTTACATTTTCTATCTTCACAGCCGCGCGTCTCTCGGTCGCGCCCGTCGAGCTCGCATTACGCAAAAACAGTTCGATGATAAAGAAAAACGCCTCGCCATCTACCAATTAGAAATTGAGCGTGAAGTTGAGCAACTTAAGCTCCTAAACGCTCCAACTGCTGCAATCATCACAGCCACCACCGCATCGACCAATGTTGTGAGCGCCACCGTCGCAACCACTGCCCTCACTGCAACCATTGCAATCACTCCAACACAAAAAAATGCTACCGCCACCACCCTCATAACTGCCGAAACACCGGCAACTAAGACCGCGGTCAAGAAAGTCATTACACGCACGACCACGACCGAAGCCTCTAAGAGAGTCGATCAACCCATTACACCCACCGTTGTGGTCCCCCGCGTCGCAGTTATTATGCCCGAATATCCACCTATAAAAGGTATCGACAAATCACCGAACCAAAATTTCAATTGTATTGTCGGCATCAAGGAAACACCTGGTGACGGCAATTGCGGATGTCACGCATTAGCTGCAGCCGCTAAAAGGAACACCAATAGTTTCTTCGCTGCCTTCGCCCATAAAGCTCCTCAACACCGCCTAATTGAATGTTACCGACGTCACGATTGGATTGACCACAACGAGATATGCGAGATCTCCACTGTGATGGGTTTCATAACCATCATACACTGCGCCACCACCGGGCAACTTGAATCCAATGTCCATATCATGCCTAAAGGTTCACCTGTTCTCAACATCTACTTCAACAGCAATCACTACTCCGCAGCCACATGCAAACTCGATCACATCGTATATCACGGAGAGCACAGCAAAATTACAGACACGCGCACCCATTTCCACGTCAACGCCAAACCGAAAGGCGGATCTACTATCACTGTCGAGAGTGCCGAGGGCATCGTGTGCACCGCGCTACCCGTTAATCAATTACATATTCATAAAGCGCCGAAACATGAAAACACCAACATGTCCTCTTATAAACTTATTGACGTTGCATCGCAATACATTCGAGTCACTGAATATTCCTGCTATCCCGGTGGGCTTCTCATCGATTTGTCTAACCAGCACCCAGACATTAAACTCACCGGTTACGGATATCGCGACGGCGATTGCGCGCCCTTACCCGCTTTAGCTCTTGCTGCTACCATCCACGACCTTGACCTATTCGCCGCCCATGACCACAACGATGCACTCGTTATTTACGATGTGCCACGTCACGACGAATCGCTCAAACAACAAACTGACATCGTCGCCAAGCAACCACTTGCCATCATCGCTAAATCTTACGCTTACGCCGACCCTGCCGATCCGCTTCGATATCTCCACGAACAACTGGCGATTTACGACTGTTATCGTTATCGTTACATTTTCAGATCCGAAGAGACACGCCGTTCGTCAAGCGAGATTTACATTCTTGCAACCAACAAAGCTTACGCCGGCGCCGGACGTAATGGCACCAAACTTGTCTTAGACACTTACTCCGCCGCCGCGCGCACTTCTTACGATAAACCAGATTTCCCCGATCCGAAACCACAGCATGTCTCACTCACCGTCACTAAAGCAGCCATCACCGGCTATGCCAAGGATTTGTCTTTACTAAGCCCGTCCAGCATTCGTGAAACATGCCTAAACAACGTTCGCAAGCTCGCACCCACGCAAGTTGAGATCGGTATCACTTCCATGGTAGCTGGCGCCGGAAAAACTCATTACGCCCGCAAACATCACAGTAAAGCATTGTTTGTCGTACCCACTATATCACTCCAAAACGAATATGCCGCCGCCGGCATCATCGCCGTCTCCACCTTGCCCTTTTTATGCCGCACTAACACTCGCTCCGACATCGTCATCGACGAATGCTTCATGAGCGCCAATGCACTTTTCGCACACGCTTATATGCTCACTAAAGCCGCTGGCAAGAAACTTTATGCCATTGGCGACCACGAACAAATAGCTTTCGTGGATTTCCACCAGAACCATATCGGCGAGAAATTATTATATGAATACATCCACGAGCATCAGAGCACAGTCAGCTATCGCACACCGCACGACATCGCGCATTTCATACGCAACCGTTTCAACCGGAATTTCACATCTGTCGCTGATCAAGTTTGCAGTTACATTCGTGCTGACCCCGACATTGATCGATTATCCGATTGCACCTACATCACAGCCACCCAAGACACCAAAAATTTACTTATCGATTGGGTCCGTCGCATGCGCCGGCAAGCCGCCGTTTACACTGTCCACGAAGTCCAAGGCAACAATTTTGACCATGTCAACATCGTTATCATGACCAACGCCGATAAAATGGTCTTCGCCCGCGAAAAATATCTTTACACCGCCATTACCCGTCACCGTTACACACTCGCTGTTTACGGTGACGACGCGCTCGCCGAGAAATTTCTAAATATTCAAGATTCTTTCAACGTGATGCTATCCAATATTAATGGAGATTGCGTTGAAAATGTGTCTATCGACGACGCGCGTCTCGCTAACACCGCAACTACAGCATTGCCTGGCCCCATTCGCACCGAAACCACCTGTGCTGAAGAGATCATTGACAACGTCATACCCAAAGTCAACGAAGAGAACATCGCAAAAATTTCGCTGCTCAATTATGAAACACCATGTGATGAAAAAGCAACTATGCGTACAACCATCGACCAACTTGCACCTTATGTGCTTAATGCGAGCGGCCTTTCTATCGGTCGCCGCCCACACGGTATGAATTACTTATCCGCCGATGTTGCTACCACTACTAGCACACTTATTGCTCGATATCTCGCTAAAACTAAGGTCATGTCAACAGCCCAATCTGCCCAATTTCAAGACTTAATGTGGCGCGGTTGGACCATCAAATACGGGATTAACGAACATGACCGTCTTGCTGCCCTCCATATCGATCGTGACCGTGTCATGTACCACACCAGCGAATATTTCGCCAGTTTACAGCACAAGAAACTCACCGACGACACACTCGAAAAATATTATAATGATTATCGCTCACTTGACCATCACGAATTTCTCGACCATTTTATGAAAAATCAAGTCAAATATAAAGCCGCCGTCGGTTGGGACACCAATAACAAAGCAGGGCAGGGCGTCTCCGCCTGGGACAAATTTACTAACATCATGTACTCAGGATGGCATCGCGCCATGCAAGAAAAATCACTCCAGATGCTCGCCGCCTCCAATATCATCATTGCCACTGGTTGTTCCGACGCTGATTTATCTAAGCGCGTCGCCAATATTCTCAGCAATTACGACGACGACGATCTTCACAGACTCAAGAAATTAGACAACGACTTGTCCGAGTGCGACGCATCCATGCACAAAGGCATCGTTCAGTTTGAGAACACCTTACACGAGTATGCCGGCATGCCGCTTATTCTGCGAGCCCATTATGCCACCCACCGTGCTAAATGGACTCAAGTCGCCCGTACCAAAGCTGGCACTACGCGTGTCCAGGGAAATGACAAACAACACAGCGGTCAGACCGCCACTCTCCTTTTCAATACTGAAGATTGCTCTTGTCTCACCCTTGGCATGCTCGACATCGACGGCCTCACCATGGCTCTCTTTAAGGGCGATGACTCCTCTATTTGGGCCCGCGACATTCGCATTCGCCCCGAGGCTTTCCAGCTCGCACAGGCCGCTGGCCACAAATTTAAGCTTGTCTGGAGCGACACACCTGAATTCGCCGGATTCTTCATCAATAAACACGGTTTCTACCCCGACGTTGTGAAGAAAGTCGCACGACTACTCACTAAAAAAATTGTCGATCGCGCTTACTTCGAAGAACTAGTCCTTAATGTCGCAGCCGACACCGAAGTCGTCTTCACTGGTGAGCAAGCTATTGCCGGAGCACATTCAGTCGCTCGGCACTACACCGATGCCGGTTTGCCAATCAGTGTCGCAAGCGTTGAGTATCTCTTTGACTATCTAAGAAGCTTCCAAAACGCCACCTTCGACCATTTGCAATATGCCGGCCCAAAATATGCCCAACTGCAGCACGATCACAGACCCATAGTCTATGCTGATTCTGCCGCGGTCTGTCATGTGTAGGTTTAAATATTCTTTCTTTTCTCGATTATCACTCATTAACACTATATTGCTTACTCTCATTAACCACTTACTCACACCAAACTAAATGTCCGTCGTCAATGTCGCCGGTACCCGCGTCCAATGTGCAACAGTTGAAGGTGCCGCTTACCTCAAGAAAGTTGTCCACCCTCCTAGCCCGCTCACTCCCGCCTATTGCGGAACACCCTTCAGAGGAAACTCTCAAGTTGCGTTGCTCGAGCTTAAAGGCGAGACAGATTTCCCACCAGTCTTCAATTACAACTCCGGCACCATCCCGCTTCCGGTCTACAACACCATCAATCCCTCCACCATGCTCTTTCTCACACCCTCTGGTGGTCGAGTCGGCAGTTATGCCTTCCAACGCATCGCCGATGATACCTATGTGCAGCAAACCGCCATCAACATTGACGTCACCGTTGAGCCAGTCCCTACGGCTCCGGCAGCGCTCACCTCCGGCTACGACTTCGTTAAGCAGTATGCCAATGATTTCAGCTCCCACCGCATCGGTTACAAGTCCACGACGTTTTATCTCAACGCTACAGCCTTTAATAACCAAGGCACCGTTGCGTCCGCGAAGTTCAAGCCCGACATCCTTTCCTCAGAATTGCTCGCTCCCTCACTTTCGGGTGGTCACAAATCACGGGGCGTCCATCACGACTCACACTCGTTCTATGAGCGCCTTCAACCGAAGGATCGCCACAACTTCCTCCAGGCAGCGCGACCTTTTATGACTTGCGAACCGCACGAAGTCGAGAGCGACGGTCTCTGCACCTCAACAGACGGCGAAGTTGGAGCACCTTTCAGCCAATTTATCGCCCAATTTCTCAATTACGGAGAATCGTCCGCAGTCACCACACTGTTTGGTGGTCAACCCGCCATCAAAGGGCTCCTTCCTAACACCATCGCTGACATCCAGATGCTCTCCAAGTCCGCAGTCATGCGCCCCGCAATTGAAGGCGCCTACGTCGTTCAATCTAACTCCGAAGACGTCAACCTTTTCATTCAGGCACCCATCGTCAACAATGCCTCTGGCGCCGTCAACTTGGTCCAATGCTTCCTCACTTGGTATAATCCAACCACCAACCTGCATTATTACTACTTGTTGCGCGCCACCCAAAGCACCATCCTCGACGCCGACATTCAATCAACCCAGGATATCCCTTGGACTGAGCACGACTGGAGCTACACCATGTTCCAGGGACTCTCCGTTCCCACATCACCGATTTCCACCAACAATGGCCTTCCTTACATCTCCGTCAAAACCATCCTTGGCCTTGAGGTCCAACCACGCGTCTTTTCATCGATGCGCCCGTTCATGCGTGAGCTACCAATGCCTGATGAAGCTGCACTCGACCTCGCTTCCATCCTTATCCGCGAGCGTCCCGATTGCATGCCGTCATCCGCAAACGATTTCGGACAAATTTTCAGCGCTATCACAGAATACGCGCCCAAAGTCATTGACTGGATCTCCAAAGCATTCGGAGGTTCAGGATCAAAGCAGCCCGCTGAGAATAAGAAATCCTCTGGTAAATGGTGGCTCGGCGACGTCATTGACGGAATCGTTAACCCATCACAACCATCTCAGCCACCCAAACCAAAACAACAACCCAGACAAGCAGCTGCTCCACTTAACCGAAAAGTTGCTACAAGACCCGCCAACATGCCGCGCACGCCCACTACCGGCCGCAAAACACGTCGCGGTCCCGCCACCGACCTCGCTACTTCCATGGCCAAAATGGCTATTCGACGCAAACGCGCCAAACCAGCGACCTCAACTAGACGTGCCCGAGTGTAGTTCCATCGAAACACTCAATGGCGAATACGCAGACGAATACATTTTTATTTATGACACTTGAAGTCTATTTCACTTCTTGGATGGTTGAACATATTTATACACCTTTTTACTCACGATGCTTGCATCAAATCGAAGGAAAACGATTATAATGTCGCGAAGACAGGCTATAAGCTAACCAAAAACACAATTTATATAACCACAACCGAAGGAAAACGGTTCATTTAACGGTCAAGCGCCGGGCTATAAGCTAACCACTTGCGATCTTCGCATTTACATCCGCAGAAGGAAAACTGCAGAATCAATTTAAACCCCCATAACATTCCGGCAGTATCATCTTGGCTTCGCTAGCCAAGAGCCGCGTGACTAGTTTACATCAGCAAACACGCGTTAATATGCAGTTTTATAATTTTTACTTAATAGCACCCCGCGAAGCCCCTGCATAGGC